AGCTTCGCTCTATTACAACATAGATGTAACAGGCACACTACCATCTATTGGCTTTGATTCATCAGCTGACTACGCTAAGTGGGTAGAGTATGGTAGACAAGGTAAGGAGAGTAATTACAAAGGAATAGATACACGATTTGCAGCAAGCGCAGCCAAGCCTCCGGTGGAAGCTATACTTAATTGGATGAATCTAAAGAAGATTAAGCTGAGAGCTATGGGTGAGACGGGCAAGATGACTAAATTCGCTAAGAGCGCAGCTAACAAAGATGCAGATAATAGATTAAGAGTGGCTAACGCGATGGCTAAAAGCATAGAGAAAAAAGGTATTGCACCTCTCTACTATTTTAGAGATGCATACTTAGAGTGGCTACCCGATTACGCTCCGCAGCTAAATGGTGCTATGAGTGATGCAGTGAATATTTACATCTTAGGTCAAACGAGAAAACTAACTAACATTAAACCTGCATAGCATGGCAATTACAATACAACAACAGCCCTACATATTCACAGCTCTAAAGCAAAAGCTTATAGTAGTGGCTACATCTACCAACGTAGGGCAGCCTGGCTTTAGATATGTGCTAACTGTTAGCAATGGCACTACTACTAATATCTTTTACGTGCAGCCTAACCTATCAGGCGCACTTGTATTTGACTTAAATCCTGTAGTTAGTCAAGCCATGGATTTAGGGGTAAACAGCACTGACGCAGTGCCTTCTTTATTTGCATCCACAACGGTGCAAGCTGCTGCTACATCGCGTAATATTTTGGGCATTAGCACAATCATTCAAGAGGGCTATGAGGTGCTTGGCTTATTCGAGGTGCAGGCTACTCAATACCCACTAGATGGCAGCGCTTTAATCAATGCAGCTTTTCAGATTAGCGATGGCTTTAATCCTGATCCTGCTGACTACTTCTCATTAGACTCAGCAGGGAGCTACATCATGAGTGATTTAGTTAGAAGCACCTATGCAATGGATGACATGCTAAGCCAATACTCGTTAGGCGCTAACACGATTGGTATAACAGGCTTTAGTGATGACTATGGAGTGCTTACTCTACCTGCTGATGACGGCACAAGTTTAACAGGTAATGCTATTGATGACATTCAGATACTGCAATTTGATGAGGCAGGAGCATTACTGCAGACTGACGTTTTAAATTGTATAATTGCAGCAGGCACTATTAACCACTTACCCCTACTGCCTGCTAACATAGATGATGTATTTGGCTTAGATGCAGATTGGCATCACTACTTACTTAACTTTAGAAATAGTGGAGGCTCTGCAACTGCACGATCAATAGCTGTATTTAAATCAGATGATGAATGTAGATTCGATAAGATAAGATTAGGCTGGACCAATAGCAGAGGTGGATGGGATTACTTCAATTTTACTAAACGTAGTGAGGAAAGTTACTCAGTAGAAAGAAAGAGATATAGAAAGGTAGTGGGTAACTATGGCACTGCAGATGCAGGTGAAGCGTTTGGATTCAACACATACGATAGAGGTATGACTGAGCGCAGCCCATTTGTAGAGAAGATGATGCGCATACGTACTGACTTCTTAACCGAAGGGCAGTTTGAATACTTAAAGAATCTAATCTACAGCGAATCAGTTTACATCATTAATCCTAAAGGCTCAGCTACACCAGTGCTAATAGATAGCAATAACTATACTGCAGTTAAGAGCCGAAGCTCACGTAAAACAGATTTAGAATTAATGTTAAAATTTAGTAACGACTATACAGCATGAGGCCAACAGTAATATTAACGGTCAAGGCAAGCAATGGAGCTGCTGTAGTAGTAGACCTATACGAGAATGAGAGCATAAGCTACTCATCAAACTTTAATAGCATATCTGAGTTTACTACCAGGGGAGCATTTTCACGTGAGTTTAGAATACCTGCAACGAAAGCTAACGTAGATTTCTTTGGGCAGCAGTATAACGTGAATCTGCTTAATGATGACACTACTCAAATCAATGTACTACGCAAGATAGAGGCAACTCTTTCCGTAGATACTTTACCCATCGCGGAAGGGCACCTGCAATTTAAGCAGGCCATTACTCAGCAGGGTAAGATGCACGAATTTGTAATAGCTTTCTTTGGTGAGACTGTAGACTTAGCTCGCAGCATTGGAGATAAGATGCTTAAAGAATTAGACTACACTGATTTAGCTCATGAGAATAGCTATGCCAATGTAAATGATATTAATGATGGTAGCTTATTTGATAACGCACTCTGCTACACACTAACAGATAAGGGGCAGAATTGGAGTGAGGATAGCACAGTAACAAGCAGAAGGATATTCAGCTCAGTTAATCCTATCTATACAGGAGAGCTAACATTAGCTCTGCAGGCAAAGTGGTTAATGGATAAGATAATAGGTGAGGCTGGCTTTACGTGGAGCGGACAAACCTTATTCAATGAGCTTGCTCAAATGTATATTCCATACATCACTAATCCATTAACGCTTGGAAATATTGCTGCTGAGGAATCTAAATTCAGCGCAGAATATACAGCAAATCATGCAGTAACTATAGATACTCAAGGCAATGGTGGTTATTATTATAAACAGCTAACAGGATGGACTGAAACATTTGATCCATCTAATAGCTTTGCATCCGATGTTTATACAGCGCAGGGTAATTTTAATACTACGTTTAACGTTAATTTAGAAATAGATGTAGATTTTACAGGCTATTCTAATCAGTCATGGCATGATTATGATATTAATTTACGCATAACGAGAGGCGGTTTAGATTTTATTGTGCCTATTCCATTTGCTCAAAATGTAGGGCCTTCAACTAATCAGTGGCTACCAGGAACTAATCAACAACAAATAGTTCAAAATAATCCATTTACAGTTATTGCATCCTTAGAATTACCTCTGCAGGTAGGAGATGAAATAAGATTTTTTATTTATGCTCATGCAGGAAGCTCACAATCTGTAACAATAAATGCAGATAGCTCTATAGGTATAACATTTGTAACAGGAGAACTGCAAGGGCAACCTGTTAATTTTACTAGCAACGCACCTGAGCAGAAACAAATAGATTTTTTAAGAGACAGACTTAAGATGTTTAATGCTGTGCTTGTGCCTAATCCGAATCTACCTAACTCTATTGAGATAATACCAATGGTAGAGTATTTAGGTACAGGAGATGATTACGATTGGACCGGTAAGTTAGACCTATCAAAAGACATTGTACTTACACCTGCAGCTGACATCAGAAAGCGCCTACTTAAGTGGAGCTATAAAGATCAGGGAGATGTGTTTAACGCAAAGTATAAAACAGCAGCTCAGAGAGTGTATGGAGAGCTCAGGCTTAATGATGCAGGCAATGACTTCAGCACAAGTGATTACACTGTAGAGCTAACCTTTGGCGCTTCGCCATGCGACCTTATCCCTAATACTAATTACGTCATCCCAAAGTACTTTAATGAGACGGGAGAGTTTATGGCACCTGGGCCTCGCATACTTTATCGCAGAGTATTTGAAGAGAGCGCTGTAGTTATGGTTTATGATGAGGTAGCAGAAGATGCAAGCTTTACAGTTATTCCATTACTTAGCCACTACTCATCTATACCAACTCAAATAGGCACATCAGATTTAAACTTCGGGCAGGAAATTCCTCCGCATCCAATAGAGGTAATGCCATTACATACTTTATTTGATAGATATTGGAGGCAGTACATTGCAGAGCTTTATGATTCAGAGCAGAAGATAATGGAGGCCTATTTTAAGCTATCAGTAACTGATGTATTTGGGTTAAAGTTTAATGATAAGATTTGGATAAAGGATTCTTTTTGGAGAGTCATAGAGCTAACCGATTACATAGTAGCAGATGAGCAAGTAACTAAATGCAAGCTCATCCGCTTACTTGATATTGGTGCGCTATGCCAATACACACCGTCTACTATTAACGCAACTACAGGCGCTGTAGACTTCTTAGATTACGATGGAGACACAAGCAATGGATCGCAAGAATGCTGCGAGTTTTACGGCTACACTTGGAACAGTGGCAAGGGCCAATGCTTTGCATCTACAGGCACCAACGGAACAGGCGGTATAATTACCTCACCTAACAACGTAGGAGGGAGCAATATAACTAATACTAGTGGTAATCAAAAGAGCGCTACCGGTATGGGTAACGTCAATAGAGCATCTATTGAGAATAACAACGAACGCATCTTTGTTAGTGGCTTAGGTCATGGCATCGCACCTAACAATAACTACAGCCAAGCCATGGGATACCGTAATTTCATTAGACCTAACTTAGAAGGCACTACAGTTATGGGCCGATGGGCAGAAGCTGATGTAAGAGGGGTTCACTTTGGTGGTGGTACTTGGTGGGATGGTACAAGTAATTTCGGTACAACTATACCAGGGCGCTCACAGCATGGATTTATTCAGCTCATGGGCTTAGGTGAAATGGTATCTAATCCAACTAACGTAGATTTATACATAGATGGCATAGATGGCGGTGTAATAGAGATGCCTACTGAGACGGTATGGCATGTAAATATAAGTATCTCAGTTATGGAATATGATTACAATGTAACCGACTTTACCGGAAAAGTAGCTACTGCTGAATTTTGCACTATGCTTTGG